GGTCCGGGCGGAGTAGTGTTCTCTGGGAGCCAGCCGGGAGACGGAGAGCTCGTTGTGACATTCTGCCAGAACGGAGTCTGCGTGTCATCAATTACCACCCAGTTAGTGTTACCAAATGATCCTACCTCACCAGTAGCGCCAACGCCTGTTAACGCTACAACACGTGGCGATATGTCAACATTGCCGGTAAAACCTTGAGCGGACACGCCAGTTAAGGTAGCGCCGTATTCTCTAACATAGACTACAGAGCCGACAGAACCTTCGGCCCCGACGCCGGTTAGTGGTATTAAAAACTCAGGGACAACAGTACCTATGTCGCCTGTAGCTTCAACGCCAGTGATCTCGTATTCAATCCCGGCTTCAACCGTGCCAACCTCAGGCGTACCCTCAACGCCGGTAAGTTCAACCTCGATTTCAGCTAATACATCGCCAACAGACGCTGTTGCTTCTACATTACTGATTGACCTGATTGGGAAATCGCCAACAAAGCCTTCGGCTCCGACGCCCGTAAGTGCTACAGTAAATCCAACAACAACGCCAACAGTTCCAACGCTACCACTGCCTGATACGCCGGTAAGGGCTACTTCCCTCTCAGATGTTAAGTCGCCAGCGTTACCTTGCGTAAAAACGCTAGTTAAAGGCACAAGGAACGCGGTACTAGGACTAACAACCCCAGCAAAACCTTCTGCGCCTACGCCCGTAATAGGGAAGCTTTTCTCGTAGCCCGTAATGCCCGCGTAACCTCCGGCGCTTACGCCAATCAAAGCTACAGAACGATCAACGCCTACGTTACCTACTGAACCTCTTGCAACAACGCTTCCGGGGAAACCCGGGACAGTACTTTGGACTGAATTTACAAAACCTTGTGCGGAAACTCCCGTTATAGCGCGTATACGAGTGGTGGTTACCGTACCAGCGTTTCCTCTGTTAAACACGCCCGTCAAAGCGACGGTGGTGGGGCCT